ATTGAAAGTGGTCAGGTAATTGACATGGGACTTGAAATTGATTTGGTTATCGATAAAAACGGCAATCAAACCGAAATTATCACAAACTCAATTGAGGATATTGTTGATTATTTCGCAATCGAAAAAAGAAAAATGGGGGACCCATTACTTGTTGGTGATTTAAATCGTTTAATTGGTCAAGTTAATGGTGTTGTAAACGTCGTAGATGTGAGAGTTTTCAATCTAACCGGTGGAGAATACTCAAGTGCGGAAGTTGCACAATCTTATTCTGACCCAGCAACAAAAGAAATCTTACAATCTGATATGACAATCTACATGAAATCAAATCAGATTTTCCAAATAAGATTCCCGAATAAAGATATCAAAATAAGAGTCAAAACTCTCGGTTCGACTACATTCTAATTTTTATTTTCTGTATTTTTTAAGAAAATAAATAGATTTCTATTTATATAGGTAAGGTATGCAGAAACACAGAATAACCACAAATATAGGTAGGGACCAAAAAGTCACAGTTGAATTAAAACAGGACTATGACTTATTGGAAATTTTATCATTAAAATTCACCCAAACGGATGTTTATACATCAATGTGCTCCGATTACGGGGTGGTTGTAGGTAGAATATCAGTTAATAATGGTTTTGGTGTTCCGAACGCAAGGATTTCAATATTTGTCCCATTAAGTGAGAGTGATAGTGAGGACCCTGTAGTTTCACAGTTATACCCATTTACAACCGTATCAGATAAAAATGATACAGGACATAGGTATAACCTACTTCCATCAAGAAAACAACACGGAGGACATGCTCCAACAGGTACATTCCCCGACCAAAAAGATGTTTTAACAAGAGAAGAGGTTCTTGAGGTTTATGAAAAATATTACAAGTACACCGCAAAAACAAATGATGCTGGTGACTTTATGATTTGGGGAGTCCCTCTTGGAACACAAACCATTCATGTTGATGTTGACCTTTCAGATATTGGTTGTTTCTCATTGAGACCCGATGATTTCATTCGTCAGGGTATGGGAGTTGACCAATTCAAAAACGAATATACTTTTAAATCATCTGAAGACCTTGACGCTTTACCACAAATTGTTTCGTTTAATCAAACAATTGAGGTTTACCCGTTTTGGGGAAATGAAGATTTATGTGAAATCGGATTAACAAGAACGGATTTTGACCTATCAAATAAGGGGGTGAGAATTGAACCTAAAGCTTATCTACTAGGTTCCATTTATTCTGACCAAGGAACAAATACAGTAAACAAAAACTGTACTCCAAAAAGTAAGATGGGTAGAAAGTGTGATTTAACCACATTTCCCGCTAAAATTGAAATATTACGATTTACAAGTAGAAAAGATAGTCAGAATAGACCGATATTAGAATTTTTAGAAGTGGAGGAAGATGTGGAGGATGACGGTTCATTCGTTTTACCTCTACCAATGAACATGGATTATTTGTACACCAATGAATTTGGTGAGAATGAATACACCAATGACCCAAATAAAGGTATACCAACATCGTCTTGTTATCGATTTAGAGTTTCAATAAAAAATGAAACTTTAGGTAGGGTTAGAACAACGGCAAGTTACCTAATTCCAAACATCAGAGAGTTTCAAAATGACATTGAGGCATCTTATGCTTGGTCAACCGATTGGTCTGATTACCCGGCATCCGCTTTAAATAGTTCATACATTTTTAATTCGGTGATGGGAAGTTACTATCCTGAGGATTATTTTTATAGATTCACATATAATAAGGTTTATGGTGTTTCATCTTTTATGGGTGGACAGTATTCTTCAGGTGGGTTCAATAGAAATACATTCTTAGGAATTAAAGAGATTTCTCCAAAAGAAGAAGAGGATTGTCAAAGTAATGTTAACACCCCACCGGTCAATTGGGGTATCCAAAAATTTAATTTTTCAATTCTTTTAGCGATTATTTTAAACATATTTGAAAGAATTGTTTACACCGCATTAGTTGGATTAATGCAGGTATTAATATGGCCATTCCAAATCTTTTATAGTTTTAGAATTTACATAAGAGCGTTCGGTGTCACTTTGATTAACTGGAGACCATTTGAATTCTTGGATTCTGTAATTGAGGCAATACAACGTTTTGGAACAGTAAGGTTAGGACTAGCAATATATCCTGAATGTGAGAATTGTGACCAAGTAGATGAGACACCGTCAGTACCGAATACAACCGGAACCACGGACCCATCTTTACTATATCACATGGTTGGTTCGGGGACAGCTTTAAGGGATGCGTTTACGATTGTGACTAGTTGTGATGAGTACGAATTATATGGTGGAGCATCAGGTGCAACATTTACGTTTATACCTTGTTCGGGAACATCGTCAACTAATTTATATGTCGACACAGGTGATACACAAACAAGATGTGTCAAAACAGGTACCCTATCAACTGTCGATGGTACCTATAATTTGATTGTTGATTGTGACAGTAGTACATCACAACCATGGCTTGACCCAATTTCAAATAATAACGAATTAATATTGAGTGATATTAATGGAATATCAATATACACACCAAACCCATCATCGGGACAAACATTATCCACAATATATGCTAACAGTTCAACGGGAACTGTTTATTACGTAAAATTAATTTCGTATTTAGGTGGTACACCTTCATCATCATATAGTACAGGGTTATCAAACACATTAAACATTGACACGTATGTTGACGGTGGAAATACCCATTATTTACATTCAGATAGTTCTAATACAAATCAGTGGGTGGTATGGAACGGAACATGGACCGGTGTAACTTACGAAATTTACGACTCAACTTCTCTACTTGTGGGAGGAGGGTCAACAAGTAATCAAGACGACAATAGTTTACCCTCAGGTTGTGGTTCATACATGACTGTTTATAATGAAACTATTGTTTCACAATCATACTGTTCAAACGATGCAAATATTCCTTATACAGGACTTTCAGTGTCTAATTTAGTGAATGGAACTACCTGTAGTAATTTTGTTGTTGGACAAGTAATAAAAAATGTAGATAATAACCCTTGTACTACTTGTGTTACCCATAGTGGTTATTCCGAATTTAGAAGAGGTGTTTTCACCGTAATTCCTGCAGCATCTTCAAATAACTGGACACATAATTTTAAAGCCATTAGTGAATATTGTAGAAGAAAACTTGTAGCTAAATTATTTTGTGAGGGCGTTGTTAACTATTCGTTCACGGATAATTGGTTAACGGGGTCATTATATATGTTCCCGTTTAAAGCGAAAGTTAGATGGGATAGTGAAGAAGATTTAGATTTAAATGTTAGAAGAACCAATTACTGTGAAAATTTAGTTTACTTTAAAGTAAAAGAAAAAACGACAGCAGTCGCTGACAAACGTTTTTATTATAGGTCTTCAAAATTTAATGGTACAACATTTAGTAGATGGAGTAGTGATAGTACTCTTGGACACCCAACTACAGTTGTTGATTTAGGACCAAGAGATGAATTCATTAAAGAAATATGTATTGACCCGTCATTGGACCCAAATTGCTCTGTTGTTAGAAGTGTGGGACCAACATCTGCACAGGACTTTAAAGAAATGTTGGGGTTATACATTAATTACAAAATGGATGTTCTCGGTACCGATGCGGATTATACCGACATGTTTGATAATAATGGATTTAATCCCATTTTACCATTTAAAATGGATGGTTATATTTTAAATGGGGATTTATTACAACTTATATCAATGAACAATGAAGTTGGTATTGAAGAATTTGATTTACAAAATAAAAATTACGCACCATATTCATATCAAGTAGTTGACCCCGAACAATACCCTTCTTTATTTAAAGATAGTTTAGGGAATTGGGGACCATTACCAATTAATTTTGTTTTAGATGATGATGGTTATAGAGTTAGAAGTTGTATAAATGAAGTTGGTCGTTTAACGGAATCGTCACAAACAGTGCCATTCTTTTTATGGGATAAAAAAGGTACTGGTTTTGGTTCAGGAACGGACCAATCTTGGGACTACGCCAATATTCAAACACAACCATTACAAGGTATGCATTATGCATACAATTATACGGGAGACACTTCGTGGAAATATGTTTTATTCCCAATGGGAAAAAATTATTCAGGATTAACTAAAACAATTAGTGGAGTTAGTTACAATGAAGTCACATTCAATATCGAGAGAACATCTGCGACTTATGGGGCTTCTGATTACTTAAACTTCAATAACCAAGAAGAAGGTTACACATATCTATATATCACAACTTGGACATCGGGTACAACTGAGGACCAAAGAATTGAAAACGCGCTTACCGGAACTTTATATACAAGAACAGGTGATACAGGTAACTGGTCGTCACAGTCATGGACATACGATACTGATTTTATTATTAAACCGACAACAATAAATTATAGCGGTAATAAACAAATTTTATCAACACCGTTCTTATTTTATTTTGGTTTGAGACCTGGTAAAACTGCGGTTGATAAATTCATACAAAAATTCGGACCAAAAGGTGCGTTCCCATCAGCTGAATAATGGAAAAGAAAAGACTCATAGTACCATCTAAAAAATTCTTTGGAGCAATTGACGAAGATTTAAATCTAAAAATAAATTTAGATGAATCTAAAAATTTACTCAGAGAAGGGGACAGAACTATATTATTGGACACATCAGTTCTTTTTGCCAAAGAAAGAAATGAAAGTCCCCACTATAAAATTCACGGAAAACTTAAAATGGTTTTTAGAAATCTGTATAGTGGTACAACAGGATATCAACCACTTGAGAAAAATCTTTATTTAGTATACGACGATGGTAATCGTTTTGATGGATTTTTACCTTATAATGAATTTGCGTTTTTAAGGGATGATGTTGTAAGAGAAACAAATAACTCTAACCCAACAAACGTTTTGTCGGCGTTTACACAAAACATTGTAATTACGGGTCAAACTGACCATGTTCAAATTACTCCGATTACGGCACCATTTCATAATTGGAACATTTGTTTATCATATGTTTATTCGGGTGATTCAAAACATCCGATGAAATATACGTTGAGTGGGAACACAGTTTTTAGTTTTTTAGCAGAAGATGGTATACCATTTAGAGTAACAGAGAACAAATCATCATATTTCTTAACAAGTCCTGTAGAACACGGAATCAGTAGAGGTGAATATGTCGTGATATCAGGAGGAACTTTAAACAACACGATACCTCAATCAGGAAGAACTTTCTCAGTTGTTTCCGTTGGTGATGAAAAGTATAATTCAGAAAATTATGTTTTAGAAATTAGTAAATCGGAAATACCGTCAGGCACAACATTATCTACCGTTGTTTTTGGTAAAAGATGTATTAATAGAAATAGATTGGATGACACCATATCAACATACTATGTTCACAAACATAAAGTATTAACTATGGGTGATGCATTTATACTTGACAAAATTGGTTTTGAATCACCAATATGGGAAAACGAAAGAAAATTGATATTTGAAAATAGTGTTGGTGATAACGATGTGGTGGTTAATAGAAATAGAATGGAGTCATTAATTTATGATTTCAAGGAACCATTCACATTAACGGGATTAACAAATAATCTTGGTTATTTACCAACTGACGTTTATGTTTCGATAGTTTTCAAAAATAAAAACGGATATTTTAATTATCCCTATAAAGTAGGATATAAATTTAATTTCCACGATACTTGGATTGATGAACATTTTAGTGGGTCAACATCTGTTGAAACAACGGTTCCTTATGGTTCTTTTACAAAATCAGGAGTAACATTTGTTTCGGGTGGCACGATAACAACAGGAACAACACTTAATGGTGCATTTATAGAATATAATAGGTCCGAATTAAAAGAAAGAGTTATCAGTGAGGCATACCATAAAATAACAAACCCGACTCTAATTTTTGACCACAGCCAAGATGACCCTTTAACATTCTCAGGTTCATCGGCAAATAATATGGTGGGATTATACTATCAACCACATTATAGAATAAAATTAAGACAATTGTCTCCATATGTTGAATCGTCCAATACAAATCAAATATATGGATTACCTCAAAATGCAAAATATTTTGAGAACGAATTATTGTGGAAATGGAGGGATGTTTATGACCATGGATTTATCGACCCAGAAGGATTTGGTACAAGTTATCCATTTATAAATAATATTCATTATGTGAAGAATGATATTAATTTCTATTTACGTAATGAACAACAATATAGAAATAAGCAAGACGGAAATAAAACAGTAAAAAGATTTAAGTGTTAAAGTGGAAATATTAAGAAAAAATACTGACCAAAATTTAGTTGTAAATCCAACCCATTCTTTTAAAACAGATTTGGGATGGACGGACAATGCAGAAATGATGGAAAAAGAGGTGCTCTATGAAATCATTAACCCAACTGAAAATTATGAAACGGTTAGATACATACACAAACCTTACACAAATGCAACCGGATTTACCCAAACTGATATTTGGTTTTATTTCTATTTTGGTAATTTT